AACATCAGGCAACCTCACAGCAGAGCAGATTGCCGCCTTACAGGCCGCTGATCTCCAGTTGAAGACCCGCATGGCTGAACTGGGCATAGACGCCGAGAAACTGGCAGCAGAGGACCGTGCTAGTGCCAGAGCAATGCAGACATCTCTGGCGTCCTGGGTGCCTCCCGTACTGGCCTGTGGAGTCACGCTGGGCTTCTTTGGTATCCTAATCGGACTTTTGACAGGTGACCTAAAGCTGTGGGAATCGACCACCCTCAGCCTGCTCATCGGGAGCCTGAGCACGGCCTTCTCGTCAGTTTTGGCGTTCTACTACGGGGCCTCTCACAAGCCTCCTGACCTCAAGAAATGATTGAGGAACTCAAACAGGCCGGCGTCGATCTGGGACTCGCAATGGCCGGGTTTGCTGGCTCCGTGTTGATGTCTAGCAAGGACGCTGGGCGTAATCTTCCACGCACACTGGCGAGCCTACTGGGTGGTGCGGCGAGCGCAAACTACGTCACCCCTCTTATCCTTAAGCTGGCCCGACTCGACGGGGAGCCTCAATACGCCTACGCAGCAGCATTCTTGCTAGGCTTCTGTGGCCTCAGGGCAGTCGAAACGATCAGCAATAAACTCATCACAGATGACAGCAGCCACACTAATAAACGTCACCGCTAACGCTGTTCTGGCGGCTTCTGCGCTTCATCTGGTCTTTAGGGTCTTTGGGCATCCTGACAGTGCGATCTGGCGTAAGCCGTGGGCAGCAGTGCTGTGCAAGGTTGCTACCACAGTCACAGTTTGTGGTGCGCTCTGGAATGTGCTAACGCTATCAACACCTGCTCCTTCGGAGACGTGCCTGAATATAGGCGTGTCACTAAATTTCATCTGGATCTCTTATTACCTGAAAAATGACCGTCCTTCCCGTCCCAACAATTCCCGGCCATCAAGCAAAGTATCTGGGGGCAACACCACCAGCAGGGCTGCAAATTCTGGCGCCCGTAAAAAGAGTGCTCCCGCCTGCAGGAATTGATGGTGTAGGGCTTCCTCCAGACAAGATCCTCCCTTACTCTGGAATTTACGATGAAAATGGAAGACTCCCAAGAATACCAGGCCCGGGAACCACTTTCCTTGCTCATGCATAGCCGCCACATATTTGACCTGGCGACGGTGAACCTTGCCAATGTAGGCGCTCTGGCTCTCTCGCTGTCCGAGGCCGAGCAGTGGATCAGGGTAACCGGGTGCTTGCTGGCTGCCATCTTCACCGCGCTGAAGATTGTGGAGACGATCCGATCATTGAAAAAATAGATGGCAAACATCACCCGCAACTGGAAGCGATTTCTAGCTGTGGGATGTTCCCACGGTCACCACGCCGATCAGGCACTCTTAAGAAAAGTGCTGGCGTTCAAGTCTCGTTGGAAGCCACATACCACTATTCACTTAGGTGATGCTATTGATTTAGCGTGTCTCAGACTGGGGGTAGGGGACAGTGCCGATTCAGCGGCAGACCCAGAGGGCGATTTGCAAGACGGCTTGGCGTTCCTCCACCAGCTCGAACCAAGGCTGTATTTCTTAGGCAACCACGAGGCACGACTCAACGTGCTCATGGAATCACCAAAGGCCATTGTAGCCGCATTAGCGGGCCGTGTGATGGGCCAGATCACCGATCAGGCCAGACGTATGCGGTGCGAGGTCATCGACTACAATTTTCAGAACGGCTGGCGCCAGCTTGGGGACACGCTCTTTGGGCATGGCTACATGGTCAATGAACAGGCTGTTAGGGACCACGCCGAGGCCGTGTGTGGCGGGACTGCGACCAAAGTTGTGATAGCTCACCTACACAGGGTCATGCAGGCAGAGGGACGGAATCGTTCTCATCCAACAGGTTACTGTGTTGGATGGCTGGGGGATGTCAACCAGCTAGGCTACTGTGCAAACCGCAGGGCAACCACGTCATGGTCAAGGGGCCTAGCCTGGGGAGAATACTGTGACTCAGAGACTGTGGTCTGGCTTGCCAAGGAAACAAAGGCAGGTGACTTTCGTTTTCCGATATGAAAAGCACGCTTCTGGAACTCCTTAAGGCTGAACTGGTGGGAGAACACCCGCCGCCCGGCTGGTACACCGTAAACGACCTGATGGAGAAGCTGGGGGTAAAAAGAGGCGTTGTAGAAGCCTTGGTTACACGCAAAGGATGGCAGTGTAAAAGGTTCAGGACAAAAACACGCGATGGCAAGATGACTCTGGCAAACCACTACCACGTTGGAAAGTTATGACAGCCGACGAAAAGCAGGCATACATCCAGCGGGTGGCGTCTGACTTAGGGGAGCATTTTGACTGCGTGCAGATACTGGCGCATGACTCAGACACAGACACTTATCAGACTTTTGAAGCTGGCAGCGGCAGCCTTTACGCTCGCATGTACCAAGCATTACGCTGGTCTGAGCACCCGGATGAATCGGAACTAATTGAGGAGGACGACGACGATGAATCTTAGTAAGCGCGGAATCAAAGCCATCATTAACTGGGAAACTGGAGGGGAGTCGTATTACGACAAGAACCCAGAATGGCCGGGTGAGCAGTCTGGTGTCACAATTGGGGTAGGCTGGGATCTGGGGCACACATCCGCTACAGAGACAGCGCGAGCCTGGGCGCCACATTTAGACTCCAACACGCTGGCGGCACTGGTTGGCGTTTCTGGCCGCAAAGGGACTGACGCCAAAGAGGTGCTTCCACATGTTCGGCACCTAGTCATCCCTTGGGACGCCGCATTGGCTGTGTTTGAGGCAGTTACAATCCCAACTTGGTATCTCAGGACACTCAGGATCTACCCTCAAATGGAAGGCTTGCCAGAAGACGCTGTTGCGGCACTTGTGAGCCTCGTATTCAACCGTGGAACATCGCTGACTGGTGAGCGCCGCAGGGAGATGTGCAACATTCAGGCGCTTCTTAAGACGGGTAATTTCAAGGAGATCCCCAATCAATTTCGCGAGATGAAACGGCTCTGGCCTGACTCCAAAGGCTTGCGGCGTAGGCGTGAAGAAGAGGCTGATCTCTTCGAGTCTGGACTCGTGCCTGCCGGCGAGTAAGCACAATTTGCCGGATGGTGCGCAGGGAGAACCTGCGACGGGGCGCAGGGGTTGCTTCCTCATGAAACAAAGGCACTTGCGTTAGGGACTGAAAAAAAGAGTACGTTTTTTGTTGCGCGTGTTCTCAGCGTAGAATACGCATGTTTTCGACATGAAAACACCAAGCATCAACGTGCAAAGTGTGGTTCGGTTCTTTGGAGGTCGCATCGAGCTTTACAAGAAGTTCTGTGCAGCCGGCATTGAGCTGAGTCACCGCACCATCGACAACTGGCTTTACCACCAGTCGATTCCAATGACGCGCTTCCTTCAGCTTCTTGCTGTGGCGAAGCAGAACAAACTCAAATTCAACGTGGAGGATCACCTTGAAAATCCGGCACTCTAGTCTCCCAAAGCTGGCTCTGTGCGGCCAGTACGAAGGAACTGCCGGCAACAGCAGTGCAGCTTCCCGTGGTACAATGTTAGACGGCGTATTCCGTGACGCTTGGGTCAGCGGCGAACTGCCTCGTGAACTCAGTGACGAAGACGCAGCGGCAGTCCGCTGGGCACTGGCTCAGTGTATCCAGCTTGGCGGCGGCGCAGACGGGCTAGAGACTGCGGATGCCAAGTGCAAGATCCAGACTAGCGGGCTTGAACACATGGGCACAGCAGACGGCATTGCAGTGCGTGGCAAGTGGCTCATCGACCTTAAGAGTGGTCAGGTATACGACTACACCGGCCAGATGGCGGCCTATGCGTTGGGCCTGATGGAGACTCACTTCGAGCAGGAATGGACCACTCATCTTTTGTTCTGCGACCAGCAGAAGATGGTGACCCAGCACTGGACCTACACGAGTGCGAAGGAGACGGTCCAAGCTATCCTCGACAACGTAGGGACGGCCCCCAAGGAGAATGACTACTGTGGCTGGTGTGCGAAGTCGCTTACATGCCCCGGGCGAGTCCAGTCTCAGGCTATCGTGCTTGCAACCACTGAACACGCCATCACGCCTCAGGATGGCTCATTCCTGACCTTACTAGACGACCCAGCAAGGATCGGGCTGTTCCTTCGCCAGTGCGCTACACTCGACCACTTCCGCGAGGCTGCCGCTGACAAGGCTCGTCAGTTACTCGAGGCCGGTGAACAGGTGCCTGGGTGGCGCCTCCAGAAGCCTAGGGCTACTGAGTTCGTGGGAGCTGAGTACATCGCTGAAGCTGTCGAGGCCGGCACAATTGGCGCAGGAGACGCCATCAACGCCTACGGATCTCTGTCTGCCAAGAAGGCTGAACAGCTTTGGAGTGTGGCCGGCGCAGTCATGCCGGAGAACATCGTCAGCCGTAAGGTTGGCAAGGCACCACTCGTCGCTTCCAAATGAATTACATCGCAATCGACCCCGGCGTGGGAGGAGGGATTGCCTACATCGACACGGACGGCAGCACACACGCTCTGCCAATGCCGAGCACGTTGAACGATATGGACACCCAGTTTATGATCCTGTGCACTCGGCACAACGTGACCAGC